TGTCTTGCCCCTCTTTCCTTTGACTGGCAAGACTGGTGCACCGGGGGCGCTGGCATTCAACGAACCACCCTGTGCCCTGCGGGCTTTGTTGGCCTGTTCCTGCTGCGCTTTCTTCTCAGCTTCCTGCTTGGCTTTTTGTGCAGCAGCTGCAGCAGCTTGCTGTTCGGCCTGCAGCTTCGACCTCACCTCTGGCAGGCCCCACATAGCCATGTCATAGGCACGGTCCAGATCAGCAGTACCGTCCGGCAGCGGCGGCACGGCATTGGACTGGATCAACTGCGCCATGGTGCGCCGTACTTCTTCAAAATGTGGCTTGTCGCGCGCCCAATTTGCCAAGATTTCATTAGTCTTGGCCTGGGTCTGCTGTTGGAAGCTGCTGTTCAGATTACCCAGCTGCTGGGCAAATTCTTGTTTCAATCCACCCAATTCAGCCCTGATCTGATCGATGTATTGCTGCACTGCCGGTGAAACCGCCTCAGGCTGCTCAGCAGTCGGCTGCCCAGGTTGAGCCGGTGCTGGCTGCTTTCCCTGTTGCTGCGTAGCCTGATGCTGCTTCCATAACTGGATAAGTTCAGGCGGGACCAACCCTGGGATAGAACGCAAATCAAACTTGAAGCTATTGGCCAAGGCCGGGAAAGATGTTGCCGGATTGGCGCTGAGGGCTTCAAACCAAGACCAAAGCTGATTGATCGCCTGTGCCGGGGTGTGGCCGTGCTGCCGTATAGTTTCCAGGCGCGGCTGCAGAACCTTGTCAATCTCAGCATACCTGTTCTTGAGTTCTTCAACCCCTTTGGCCATGTCCACTTCGCGCTTGGTGACGGCAGCCTGAATAACTGGCGGCAAGTTCTGCCACTCAGCCTTTGCTTCCTTGGCCCAGCCTTCGGGGGCGGCAGTCTCAGGCTCAGCTGCGGCAACTTCTTCACCTTCGGCAGGGGCTGCTTCTTCAGCTGGTGCCGTACCTTGTTCCTCAGCGTTCTTGCGGGCGGTACTGACATACTTCTTGGGTGGGGCTTCCCGGCTACGCTCAGCCTTGCGGGTAGTATCAACGCTTTTCTCAAGTTCTTTGCGTATTGCACCACGTCCGCTACCAGGGCCGTCAGCCGGTGTTTCATTGATCGGCGGCGGCGCTTCGACTGCCGGTTCAGCAGCGCCAGCATCCACGTCCGGGGAAAATACAGGGTTCCATTTGTCAAGCAACATAACACTTACTCCTTCTTTTGGGCGTCGGGTGAGGCCCTGGTTTTTACGCTACCAATCCTTGTGGCTGGTCACCAAACCGTTCCTTGACGGTCCGGCTTGCTGGGCAATCTATCAGCGTTGCCAAGGCAAGCATTTCTTTTGGTACTGTAAACTTGTCAGGCCAGTATTTCAGGACTATTTCCATGAATTCTTCAATGTGAGCAGCTTCTGGGCATTGTCTAACCAAGTCAAGCCCTTCAAGGAAAGTGGCCACAGTCAGTGTACGGCCATCAAACACCGACCACATACCCAAATCCCCCCGTACCGGTTCCCTGCAGTAAAGAGCCTCAAGAAAATTGCGGTTGAAGCACATCACCCGGATCACAGCCGGGTTCAGATTGAGTATCTTGGTTGACCAGTTGGTGCTAGGGCGCGGCCCCCACAAGCAACGGCTCTCCCCTATATAATCAAGGGGCTGGCCCGCGTAATTCAGAGAGTAGAAGTATTTTGCCCCACAATTATCCAACCAACCCATATAATAATTGATCCACTGATCATTCATTTCCTGCATGGAACCAATATTGATCACCAAATCGCAGGCTTCTTGGTATTGGTCAAGCTTGTCGACTGGAACTAAAATTATCCTTGTGTTGGGCATTTCATTGAGGAAGTAGCCAACCTCCTCACCGAAAATTGGCCGCAGGGCCGTTTCTGCAAAGTACAGTGTTTCCGGTAAATCAACGATGACGTAACGGTCCACTGGGAAGTAGAGGCACCAAAGCCTTGCCACCGCACCGTAACCGCCACCTATATCAATGATCTTGCGGACATCCTTGGTGTAACTCTGGCAAGTAAACACCGTCCACAGATGCCACAGATGCATGTCACTGATACAACTACCCGGAGTGAAGGTCCAGCTTGTAATGCTTTCAGGTATTGACCGTGGGTCCTCCCACATGGTCTTGAATTTATCCTCGAACCAAGGGAACTCATAAGAGATTATGTTGCCACAAGCATTCAGCACCCGGTCATTGAATTTTTCACGGTGGGAAAAAGGCAGCACTGTACTCCCTTGAGCGTGCCGTAAAGCTTCAGTTGGACTGCTGAAGGTCCCAATGACCCTGCGCATTTCCCCAACCCAAGCCCGCCACCGCCCGTAATCGGGTATTTCTTTGTCCTTTGTTGCTTCGTTAAAGTTAGCCAACGCCAAGCTAAGCACTTCTTCATCAGTCATGACCGGCCATTTCTCATATCATAGAGGGTCCGCCTGATGTCGTCACGCCGCTTCTCACGGCTCAACGGCACCGGCTTGCGCGGGCGGGTGATGGCAGGGTCGTTGCCGACTTCGATACATCCAGCGGCCTTGGTTTCAGCCCTGAATGCCGACTTTGAAGTGTGGTAGCGACCGGTGACCATGTGTCGCGTTTCTTGCATAATGTCGCTGATGACATTCGGTGCGGGGCTACCACTCACCAAAGGCGGGGCTAGGTGCTTTTCCACCAACTTCCCATTTCTGTACACGAACACTGGCATTTGCCTTTCCCTTTTTCTTCTTGAAGAACAATTCAACCATCCCAGGCCGGTGGTCACGATGTGGCGGAGGTCTGCGGCGTCGTTTGCCGCGTCTTACCCTTTTCATCATGCTGGCTGTCCCGGTTGTCTCGCTACAGGTGGCTGCGGCGGCATCGCTGCCATTTGCATCTGCTGATGCGCCTTGAACGCCTCAACCTGCGCCTTGATTTCCTGAATTTGTTTTTCCATTTCCTTCATTTGCAGGTCAATCTGCTTCCCGGCCATGTCAGCCTGAGAGCTCTGCTGCTCGGCCTGATTTTCCATCTGCTGGTTCTGCAATTCAGCTTGGGCAGCTACCTGCTCACCCTTGGTTTTCATCTGCACAGCCTGGATCTGCGCGTCAGCCTTCTTGCTCTCAATCTGCATCTTGGCCTGAACTGGATCAGGCTTGCTTTGCTGGGCTTGATACGCCTGCTGAGCAAACTTCCCAGCCTGATCGGTGAAGTCCTCAATGGCCATCTCAAGGTCACGGCCAATGCGGTAGCCGCGTGCTGCGAATGACAACATCTTGCCCAGCAACGGGACGGCCGGGGGTACTTGGGTACCTAGTTGCGCCGCCAGCTGCAGGAACTGCGTGACCTTGGTGACAAATTCGGTGCGGTCAGCCTTTTCCTGCTCCATGTCGGCGTAAATTGTACTGTCAACCTCAATGTCTACCCTGAAGCCACGCAGCCGCTCGTCGCGTATGAGCGTAATAGCCTTGCTAATAGTCTGTAGTGCGCAGAGCTTTTTATGCAGCTCTGGGTCCATGGGTGGCTGCTGCGGCGCACCAGGGGGCATTTGTGGCCCGCCAGGGGGCATGCCAGACATACCAGGCGGACCGCCAGGCGGGGCACCCGGTAATTGTGGCTTAAAGGGTACGACATTTGAGCTAGGCGGCGGTCCAGGCATGCCGAGGCGTGGGGTGACACCAGGGGACGCGGGCTGAGAAACCGCGCCCCCTGGCGCTGGTTGCCCCATGGCAGCGGCTCTACCCTGCGCAGGAGGAGTGGCTGGGGAGCCGGGGGCAGCAGCTGGTTGTCCAGGCGGCGTTTGTGGTTGTGGCTCTGCCAAAGCTGTCAGTGACGGCATATCGTCTTTGCACAGGCCCTCTTCGTACAGTGCGCCACTGACTTCAATCAGTGACTGCGGCGAAAAGTGCTGTGCCATGATGTCGGCCATGATACGCACGGTGTCACGGCAGAACCTGGCAACTTCGTTCTGCCGGTAGGTGAGGCGGGTGCCGGTATTGTTGGTCTTCAGCCTGACACCACCAAGGGTTTCCCTGGCGTCACTGGTGCCGCGCATGATGTCGTTAATACCGGTAAGCCGGTCCATTTCCTCAATCTGTTTCTGTTTGACCACCATCAATTCATTGATAACATCCTTGATGACCTGCACCGGCATCAGCGACCAGTTGCCTTCCACACCGCCCTGTTCGGCGAAGGCGGCCCAGTCATCAACCGGGATTAACTCATTCTCCACAGATTCGTTGAACAGCCGCTGAATGTCCTTGGCCGCCGCATTGTACAAGCCTGCCATCTTGCAGGCTTTGGTGAGCATGGCAATGCGTTGGGTCAGCTCGTCAATCTGAATGGCCTGGTCCTGGTACTGAATGAAGTCAGGGACCGGGATCAGGGTGTTGTTGGTAGGGTTGGAGTAAAGCGGGCGCGGTACCGGGAAGAAGTTTTCCAGGGTAAGCGGATCCTCCTTGCGGTCACACAAATAGTCATAGCCCATGGCCACCCAGTACAGCTTTTCGTCTGACTTGTTCCAGATCTCGTAAACTTTGCCTTTGTCTTCGTCAGCCGCCTGCAACATGGTGTTTTGCGTGCGGTCGCCACGGGTGTCCTTCTCCAGTGGTATTTTACCGCCAATGGCTTTGCCAAACCGGCGCTTCATTTGGTCGCGCGACATGTACACCAGCTTGGCCACAGCGGTGACTTCGTTCCAGCTACGGGCACGTA